ATGAATAATGGAAAAATTTATAGAGTTTATTCAAGAGTCTATTAAAACCATAGAGAATATGGAATTAGAAGACCAACAAAAATCCTTGGTTGCATCCAGGTTAGATAGTATTTGTGGATTATTTCAAATAACAATGTTTCATCTTAAACAAAACGAAAATGAGAAATCGTAGAGGTTACAAAGGACGCAAGTCCTACGGTCGTAAAGGTTACGGCAAGAGAAAAGTTTCACGTACTTATTACATGTCACGCGGTGGAATCCGTTTATAATTATGGGAAAAAATATATTTAATTCAATTCAATTAAAGAAACCTAATAAGAATTTCTTTGATTTAACTCATGATGTTAAAATGTCTGCTAACATGGGTGAACTAACACCTATTTTAACATTGGAATGTGTACCTGGTGATAAATTTGATATTGGATGTGAATCAATTGTTCGCTTCGCTCCTATGGTTGCACCTATTATGCATAGAGTAGATGTTACCATGCATTATTTCTTTGTACCAAATCGTATATTGTGGCCTAATTGGGAAAAATTTATTACTAACAATGGTCCTTCAGGTACCGGTGTTGATTATGTTGCTCCATTTATTTATTATTCTGATGATACTGCGTTTACTTCTTCTCGTAAGTTATTTATGGAATATATGGGTATTCCCCCATGTCCATCTGGTGGTGTAGGTACAAAAATTTCTGCTCTTCCTTTCGCGGCTTATCAAGCTATTTATAATGAGTATTATCGTGATCAAAATTTGGTACCGGAGGTTGATTATAAATTAGTTGATGGTAATAATTCTGCTACTGGTGATGATTTTGAGCGTTTATTATCTTTACGTAATAGAGCATGGGAACATGATTATTTCACTTCTGCCTTACCTTTTGCACAAAAAGGTGCTGCTGTTGATATTCCATTAGGTCAAATTGCTGAAAATGCTCCTATTTATCGTGATTCTTCTTCTGTCACTCCAACCACGCTTACTGGCTCGCCTTATTCTGTTGTTGTGCCTGGTTCAAATAGTCCTACTACTTCTACTGATTTATTTGCTGCTACTGGTGGTTTAGAAGTTGAGCCAACTACTATTAACGATTTGCGTCGTGCTTATAGATTACAAGAATGGTTAGAAAAAAATGCTCGTGGAGGTACTCGTTATATTGAAAGTATTCTTTCACATTTTGGTGTTAAATCTTCCGATTCTCGTTTACAACGTCCTGAATATATTACAGGTGTTAAAACTCCAGTTGTGATATCTGAAGTATTAAATACTTCTGGTACTGCCGACCAACTACCACAGGGTAATATGGCTGGTCATGGTATTTCTGTTTCTTCCGGTAAAAGTGGTTCTTATTACTGTGAAGAACACGGTTATATTATTGGTATAATGTCTGTTATGCCGAAGACTGCTTATCAGCAAGGTATTCCTCGTACATATTTAAAGCAAGACCCATTAGATTATTTTTGGCCATCTTTTGCTAATATTGGTGAGCAAGAAGTTCAAAACCAAGAGTTATATGCTTTTACTAATACGGCTAATGGTACTTTTGGATATGTTCCTCGTTATGCTGAATATAAATATATGCCTTCTCGTGTCGCAGGTGATTTTAGAACTACTTTAGATTATTGGCACATTGGTCGTATATTCGACTCGCAACCTACATTATCTAAGGAATTTGTAGAATGTGACCCACATGAAACAGATCGTATATTTGCTGTTACTGACCCAGATGCTCAAAAATTATATTGTCATGTACTAAATAAAATTAAGGCAGTGCGTCCAATGCCTAAGTATGGTACTCCGACTATTTAATGTCTTCTCGATGTATAACTCCTTTTCAAGTTAGAGATAAAATTACAAATCAATGGATGGCGCTACCATGTGGTAAATGTCCTAATTGTATGAAAAGGAGAACATCGGGATGGTCTTTTAGGTTGATTAAAGAGGGTGAGCGCTCTGAAACTGCTTTATTTGTTACATTAACATATGATACTAAATACGTACCTCTAACTAAGAATGGGTATATGACTTTAAATAAAAGAGACATCCAAACTTATATGAAACGACTTCGGAAGTTATCCGATAAAAAACTTAAGTATTATGTGTGTGGCGAATATGGTAGTAAAAGAGACCGCCCTCATTATCATATGATTATATTTAATGCTAATGCTGAATATGTTGAAAAAGCCTGGTCACAATATAAAGCTGGTCTTGGGTATGTTCCTTATGGTTCTATATTTATTGGCGAAGTTAATGAAGCTTCTATAGGATATACTTTAAAGTATATGCAAAAACCTGGTAAAATTCCTAAACATAAAAATGATGATAGATTAAAGGAATTTTCTTTAATGTCTAAAGGTTTAGGTGCTAATTATATTACTGATAATATGAAAAACTGGCATCATTCTGATATGGTTAATCGTATGTACGTTCCTATATTAGGTGGTAAAAAAATTGCTATGCCTCGTTATTATAAAGACAAGATGTATTCAGAAACACAAAAATTGCTTATAAATAATCATCTTAAAATTGTTATGTCCGATGAAGCTTCAAAAGCTGAATTAGAATTAATTAATGAATTTGGCGATATTGCCGAAAAAATATTAGTAGAACGTCATATGAATTCATTTGACAAAATGTATAAAAATACACAACTCGGAAGAGATAAATTAGATAAATTATGAAAGTTAAAAATAGTCTTAATGCAAACGAATTTCCTAAAAAGTATAAAACTTTTACATTGCCTAGTCTTACAGTACCAGACCAAACTATGAGTATACGTACTATATTAGAAAGATATTCAAGAGGTTTACCTGTTGGTGGTCGTACTGATTTATATTATGATGAGGAAGATGATTTACCCGATCCTCGTACGTTAGATTTATCTGAACGTTATGAACTTGCTGAACAATTCAAAAATGAGATTAACGAAGTTAAATCTCGAAAAAAAGTTATCAACAATGTGGATAACTCTGTGGAAAACTCGGAACGAGTTGAAAAAACCGACGAGACGGAATCGTAAGGGCTTTGCCCTGGATTCTGTCCGTCAAAAGCCCCGATTAGGGGCGATGCACTAATTATCCTTGATATATTAGTGCTAATTGACACTAATTTAAAAAAAAGTGTTAACTTTGAGTCAAGAACAAAACGTAGTGGCGTGATAAACGAAAAAAAAACACTACTTTTAAATGTCAATTAAAAAAACAAAAAAAATATGGGTCCTTTAGTCTTACCCCTTATTGCTGCCGGTGCTAGCTTAGCTGGCTCGGCTATTAATGCGGGTTCTCAATCCGCAACTAACCAAAGTCAACTTTCTTATTCTAAGGAAATGTATGACAAACAGAGAGCAGACGCTTTAGCGGACTGGAATCGTCAAAATCAGTATAATTCTCCTAAAGAGCAGATGATGCGATTTAAGGAAGCTGGTTTAAATCCTAATCTTATATATGGTCAACAAACACAATCTCCAGTAGTTCGTACTTCGTCTGTCGAGGGTTATAATCCTCGTGCTCCTCAAGTAGATCTTGGCAATGCTGCTGCTATGGGATTACAAGGTTTATCAACTTATCAAGATACTCAATTAAAAAATGTTCAAACTGATCTAGTTAAAGAACAAATAAAAAATGCTTCAACTGATAACATGTTGAAACAATTAGATTGGGCTGAAAAAAATATAAAACTTCCATATGCTCAAAGTATGGCTGAATCTAATGCTACTGCATTAAAAATTCAAAATGAACAGAGGTTGCAAGATTTACAATTTGGAAAAGAGGTTAATCCTATTAAAATAGAATCTGCTCAGTATCAATTAAATAATCTTATTAGAGATTTAGATGTTAAACTTCAATCTATGAATTTATCTAAAGCTCAAGAATCTTTAGCATATCAAACTATTGCTAATCTTAAAAAGGAAGGAGTATTAAAACAATTGGATACGAATTTAAAACAACAAGGTGTTCAACCTGGTGATAATGTATTGTTACGTATATTAATGCAAGGTCTTACTCAAGGAAAAGGTATTGAATGGTTTAAAGAACAATCTACTAACCTTGCTAAATGGTTAAAACAAAAAATTTATGAATAATGGAAAAATTTATAGAGTTTATTCAAGAGTCTATTAAAACCATAGAGAATATGGAATTAGAAGACCAACAAAAATCCTTGGTTGCATCCAGGTTAGATAGTATTTGTGGATTA